ATGACTCTGGATTTGTTGATATACCAAAATCACCTTGATATGTAGTTGCCGCACCGATCACAGCAGTGCTTGCCACAACTTGAGAACTACCATCTGCATTGAAAAGCAGGTCTCTATTAGCCTCTGCTTTTAATACTTTATCTTCACAGAACATAACTAATCTATTGTCTCTAGCTTTAAGCGCTTGTATACTACCGTGTGATGGATTAAGCTCTTTAGTAATAGCTTCACCTGCAATAAATTGGTTTGTGTTATTTAATCCTGATATAGAGTTGTATATGCCAGACCAAATTATACCGTGCTTTCTTCTATCTGACTTTAAATCTTCACCGGCAACGGTTGCAGAAGCTTTAACACCATTATCCATTTGTGGCGCGTTAAAGTCATCACGTATCCTATCTGACTCTACACCATTGCCAAAACACCAGCAGTTATTCCAGTTAAGTACGTGTGGTTGAACTGCTATAGAATCTTCTAAACCATCGGCCGTAGTACCTTTAAGCCTAAGCGTTGTATCTCCTTCGTTCCAACTTAAATTGCCAGTGTTGTTTGTTTTAAGATTAATGCAATAAGAGCTATTGTATTTTTTAAATTGAACTGACGTTGGAGTTTGAACAATTAGACCAGCGTTAGGTCCTGGGTCACCAAGAGCTGGCGTGAATTCAATTGTGTTTTCATTTGCCCAACCTGTAACAGTGTGAGTTATAAAGTTATATGCTACAATAGGTGGATTTCCAGGCCCAAAACCCGTACTTGTAACAAGAACTTCTTTACTGACAAAAGTAGAACCTATAGGTACTAACTCTTCTTTAGTTTTATTATTTAGTACTAAAGGTATTTGAGGGCTAGCTTGGTAATATACGTCTAACTCGGCTGCCTCTCTTGGTTCAGTCTCCCATACAGCCGCATTTTGAGCGTACGTATCGTCTATGTCTGTGAACGGAACTAATATTTCTATAGTATCAAGGTCCCCAGTCATGTCGTGTTTTAAAGCTCTTCTAAAATTTTCATCTGGACTATCAAAATCCATACCGTCAAACAGTGCTGGGTCTGTGCCGTGGATAGGGTTGTAATTATATACCCCGTCAGTACCTATAGGTGGCGTTACGACTATAGTCCATCGCTGCCTTCTATTCGTTTTATGGAACATCCTATCAACGTTACTTGCTAAATAGTTTACAATACCAAAACCACCATCATTTATATTCGTGTGGCTAGGGTTCCATCTAGCAGTATTTGGAAAGTTAATATTCCCATCGTAAGCATTTGCTCCACCGCCTGCACCATTTTGATTTCTAAATGCACTAACTGTATAAACTGTTTGGTTTGGATCTCTTTTAAATCTAAATCTAGTTCCTGGAGTAACAAGTTTTGTTATAAACGCGTTAGCTAATATATTCAGCGCGTCTTCTTCATTGGCTATCCTTCTCTTGCGCTGTTTACCAGAGGATTCAAAAGAGCTCCATGAGATGTCTAAGAAAGATTTGTTAGGATAATAACCGCTCCATACGCCCCTGCTTGGCATACCCCTACTCTGGTTAAAAGGTGTATGTGGCTCTGCCGCACCATCGTAGTTATCAGGCAAAGCAGCGTCGTTACCATAGCCAACATAATAGTCAGCGTAATCAGAGGCTAGAGAATGCCAATCGTAGTGAAGTCCATCTGGGTTTGTGTCCGCGTCGTACTGATTGTTTGCTGGATCGTAGTTTGAAGCAGGTTGAACATGGTCGGAAGAATTAGTATCGCCATATCCAGGGTCATCAAAACTTCCTTGCCCCGTCCACGTGTAAGCACTAGCCCCATCGATAAAAAACACGCCGCTGTCATGTACACCCTCCCAAAAACGTCTTGCGTTAACTGTCATAGAGTTTGAATCACTCTCTTTACCGTTCAAACCAAACACAGGATGCGTAGCGATATCGCCAGGCGCAGTCCAAGTGTACGGACCTCCAGCATCATAATCACTAGCGTCGTAGTTACTTACGTTTGGTATAGTATTCCAATCATACTCAGTTGAGTGATTTGTATTGTAGGGATAGTTATAGTGGCTCCAATTAATATTAGAAGTCCAATCACTATTATCGTATGAACCGGCGTCTGTGAGGACGTCACCAGCTCCAGATCCACAATTGTTGTATCCGTGAAAAGGGTCGTGAGGTATCACGCCATCTACACCTGGGCTCGCAGTACCATTACCGCCATCCTCTTGCGTTCGTGTAGCCCAAGTTCCGGCGTTAATATAAGCATTATTGTTTATATATCCTAAATCCCAAGCTCCCCATATAACTAAGTCTGTAGTTATACCAGTCGTAACGTAGTTCTCTAGTACGCCGTCCTTATATATTTTAACAAAAAACCTACCATCAAACTCTGGTTTGTTTTCTACTTCAAGAGCATAGAGGCTTATAGTAGTGCCTGCTTCAATACCCGTAACTGTGCCGTCAGTACTTGCAAAAGAAACATCGTCGCCAAATGGATCTGCTAAAGTTATAACATACTGCGTGTCAACGAGATTTATACTAGACACTTGGTACAACTCAGTCATGTTTTCCCCTAAAGTAACCCGCAAATAAAGCCTGTCCGGTAAATCATCGGTAAACGAGGAACCAAAAGTGCTATCAAAAACGCTTTGTATGACTCCTAAAGCTATTTGGTTAGGTAAAGGAGCGCCGATAATATCATCATTAGCACTGCTGGAAACCACAGCCCCAAGAAGTTTTCTAGTGCTTTTAATGTCGTCTGGTGCGTTAGCTTCAATAGCTAGTATTCTGTATTTAGTTTTCTCAGTAACAACACTGTCAGATCCATGTGCTTTTTTAAGTATTAAAAAGTCTTCTTCTACTAGCTTATTTCTATCATTAGAATTAAAAGACAGCCATATATTACCATCAGACGCGCTATACCACCTATCCATGGTTAGAGTGTAGTACTCTACAGACGTCTCCTTAACATAGTAAGAGTAATAGTCAGCCCACTCCGGAGGAGCAACAGCCTCTAAAGAGGCTTTTATTCTGTTTCTAGTTGCTGAATTTATTTTCTCAACTCTAAATACAGCTTCTTCATTTGTAATAACAGGTGTTTCTCTACCAAAAGAATCGCTGTAAACAACACCTAATTGATAGTCTCGCATAGACTTTACTGAAGGAAGCGCATAATCGCTATTATAATCTTCAGCGTAAATGCCAGCTTTAATTTTTGGAGGTATACCTATGTCGTAGTTTTGAAGATAATTACCGTATATAAGTCTATTAGCAGATATCTCTTGAGCTAAAGCCCTTCTAGGCACATTGTCATATGGTCTTATCAACTGATTAGACGGTACAACAGCGTGTATCATATCTGTTGTCATAGAAAACTCGCCTCTTTCAGTAGAGTCATTAGATAAGCTTGGCCAAGCTGGAGATCCCATTGAAGGTTTTATTGTATCTACTACGTATACAACTGGGTTGTTAGTTTCTTTATACAGTATATCTATTTCAACGATATCTTGTGGAAACGCATCTTCTTCAGGGTGATAGTCTTTTATCGTTAATCTTCTTAACTGATTAACCATTCCAAGATTATGACCTCTATTAGCCATGTACTCATAGTCATCAGCTAGAAAAGCTATTTCACTAAATGGTGCAAACGGTGAGTATTCTCCGTCTGTGTACTTGTATCTATAAGAAAATCTAGGAAATTTAAAATTAAAAAGCGGATCTTTGTCTTCTAATTGAGCGCTCCATGTAGTAATTCCTGATTCAAAACTAGTAGAAAGTACTTCAATAGTAAAAGTTGGGTTTGATACTAAGTTAGAAGAAGTTTGAGCTGGAGGTATAGCTGTAACTACAACTCTTACGGTAGGTACTTCGTCGGTAAACTCATCGTCTAAATTTACATATGACGATAATATTAATATGTCGTTTACTCTAAAATCCACTGGACTACCAAACGTTATAGTTGTCTCGCCGTACTCACCAGTAGTTGCTGATTCCGAAAAAGTAGCGGTACCAACTCCTGTAGAAACATTCTCTACACCAGTAACAGGATTAATACGTATATCACCTGTTCTAAACATATCGAGTCTCACAGGTGTTTTAGGTGCCCTCTTAATTACGGTAACATGTTCTAAACTGGCGTATACAACTTTATTACCCTCAGCATTAGTTACAACGTGGTAGTTTCCATTTTCATTTTTTACAACAAGTCTAGTGTGAAAGTATGGCGTATCGCCCTCAAATATATTATCGTTAGGATCTGCCGTAGCGCTGTCTATACCACCATTATCTGCTCCATTTAAGTAGGTTGTACCTCCACTACCATAGCATGATCTTTTTATGTTTACTTTTTTAGGCTCATGTACGTTGTCAGTAAAGTATAAGTAGTCATCTACTATGTTTATACCTGTAATTAAAAAGTCTTTATGAAACTCTAAAACAGGATCAGCAAAAAACCTTATAACTTCTCCAGCATTAACACTTATCTCTTGATCAACAGTGACTAACCACCTATTAGTATCCGTGTCGTACTGAATGTTGGTTACCTTAACATCATCACCAAGATTATAACCCGTAGTAGTTGTGGCTATATTCATACCTATACGTATGCATGTCTGGTTATCAGCAACACTTGCGCCTAGAGCTATATGGAATGTATTTTCACTTTGGGTGGCAAGATACACCGTTGTCGCTACTCTATATATGTCTACAAAAACATACTTATGCCTTTGCCTTATAGTATCGTATTCAAGTATGTAATCCCTAGCTATACTTCTTTCGTAGTTAGCATTCGACGAAGACAACCTTGCGTCTACACCATCGGTTACAAAGTAATATATTTTGTCTGTTGGAGGGTTAGCTATAGACCCTACACACACGGCTCCATTACTATTAACACCGTAAACACCGTCTACATTTGCTAAATTAGTTATTACAGTGTCATGCTTTTCGTTGCCAAGCAAACTCTGCACCACACCAGCATCATCACTATCTGATGTAGAAACCTGTATATTTGTTGCATCTCTATATTGTCCATTAGGCACTAACCTTTCATCAAGGTCTTTATTCATAGCGCCTACAGAAAACTTACGACTTAGCTCTGCCATATTAGTGTTTAATTATTTTAGATGATCCTCTAAGTATTTGAGTTAATTCTTCTAACTTAACGTTTGAAAGCCTTAACTTGGCTTTTCTAGTTTCAGCAAATCTTTCTTTCTTTATTAACACAAGCATGTTAGGATCTGAATCTTTGCGCGCAGACAAAACTCCGTAAAGTATATGCTTGTATATAGCCTCTTCTGCTAATTTCGGTACATAACTTTCAGCTAGGTTTATTGCAGAAGTAGCAGCACTTGTAGATATTATACCATCGCTTATGTATCTTAGCACTAAAGTTTTACCTGCTACATTAGAGCTAAAGTGAAACTTACCTTGATCTTCGTCAATATAAAAACTACCATTAGCTTGAGCTCTTTGAGGGTCAATACCATATCTACCGCCTACCAATTCACCATACTCATCATCCATGTGATCTGAATCTACAGACCCTATATCTAAAGCTGTTTGTGCTTTATAATTATCCCATGTCGTAGATAACTCATCATCAGCTAAATCTGTGTCACTTTCAGGCTCTGGAAAAGCGCCCGCGTCTGTAAGCAGTGGAGTTATATCTCTAGGGTTAGAAGTTTTACTTGTTGGATATAAAACTCTCTGTATGCCATTACTATCGCTCCAAGATACGCTTACATAATTAACGTAGTCAATCGGCATAATCATAACTAAAGTAGAAGGCACTACAATCTCCCAGTCTTTTGTGCATTTTAAAGTATCGTAGCTTAGCTCTTGTAAGCCTCTAATCGCATGAAACGTTATATCTGCAAGAACAACGTTCTCACATAGTTTACCTTTTCCAACATAAGTAGCGCTAAAAGAATCTATAATTTCCTCGAGACTTATTTTAGCATACGAACCGTGATTACCACCGTCTACGTAATACTCGTGGTATCTATCTATTGTTACTCCCATTTAATTATTGATTTTGAAGTTGTTGTTCTCCACTTGCTGCTTGAAAGCTTAGTGACGTTAAATCTGGATTGTTCATCACTATACCAGCAAGCGCTAGTATATTACTAACTAGAGTGTCTTCTTCTGATATATGCAACTCAAAGTCAACGGCTGTATTAGCGTTAAATAAAGCTTTGTTATTAACCACCACATACGCCCACTCGACTGATCTAGGCGTGCAGAAGCATTCTACAGTAACGTCACTTGTTACAGGATCAACACCACCATCATACACTTGTATATCTTCACTAGTAGTTCTACTATCACAATATATAGGAGCTCTACCAGCTGTAGTAGCCATGTGCCTAGTTGAATTTTTCAAGCGTTGAGCTTCAAACACACTTACTTTTTGACACGGCTCGTTACCAGATAATACCACACCGTATTGAAAAACTGGTCTAGCTACAGATGATATAGTTCCATTTACCGGAAACGTAGTACCACTCGTCACTGTTTGGAATATAGAAAAAGGTGATAGCTTTCTCGCTAACAACTCATCTATATCAGTCTCGTCTGTTTCATTTGTTCTATTTGGCTCTTTTCTATTTCGTAAATTCTTAGAGTAAAAGTAATTCTCGAATATACCTATTTGAGCCTGATTGGCAAGCAAGTTAAACTCCTGTGGAGTAATATAACCTCTTTGTTCTTTATTTGCAAGAGCTAATACTCTTTGATAAACTGTATCTACACTTACTGCCATAATTCGTTTTTTATAGTTTAGTGACCACCCCGAAGGGTGGCCACCCAACTAAGTGATTATTATTTTAATCGTTTTTCTACATTGGAGTATACCTCCATACCTTCATCAGTCTTAAACCAAGAGGCTAAAGCTGAATACGGGTGTTCGTCAAAAGGAACAGTCATGAGCTTTCTATTGTTAGATGCCCAAGTAAATGTTCTTTGATCAGATGATAGCTTAATGATACCTGTTTCTACTGCTTTAATACCAAAGTTTCTTAGCATAACATTGTCATCATCAAGCAACTCTAAGAACAGAATAGGGTTTCTCTTAGCATATAGTAACAAATCACGTTTAAGTTCCTTAGAACTCATGTCTGATACCTTAGAACCCATCTCTACTCTTAATACAGCCTCTGCCATATCAACATCTAAGTTCATAGCTGCGTTTAACGCCTCTACTTCCATTTCAAGATATTCAATTTGACTAGCTGCTTTAGCTACTGGCTTTTCTTCATAGAACATTGTATCTTTATCTGGGTGGTATAAAGAAAGAAGTTTCTGCAAAATTACTTTTTCTTTTTCTACTATAAGCATACCAGATCTAAACACAATGTGTTCCATTCTTTGATCGCCTTTCATCTCGTCGACAAATACAGTTCTCTGATTAGAACAGTACTTTAGTTCTCTTTCATAACCTTTTTCTTCGTCGAACCAATGTATGTTAGCGCCTTTGATAGATCTTGATAAAGGCCTTTTATTCCCTTTCAGCCTGTATATTCTATCTTTAAGTTCCCAACCGTCACTTAATACTTTATTCTTTTTTTCAACTCGTTTTGGTTTAGGCTCTACATAAATTTCTTCAGGAGCTTCTTCAACCATAACCGTTTCTTCTACTAGAGGTTCTTCTATTACCTCTTCTTTTTTTGTTTGCTTTTTAGCCATAATATAATATAATAAAAAATTAATATAAAACTACCCCTCCCGAAGGAGAGGTAGTTTCACCAAATATAATCTTACTTCATCAACATGAAGTTGTTCGCACCTTGTGTTACGAGACAACGCTCAGACAAGTAGTGAACTTGCATTGCGTCAAGAGCTGAAGTCTGTGCTCCAACTGAACCAGTAACCCAAGTCTTCATTTTACGGTTATCCGTTTGAGAAGCTCTGTAACGAACGTGTAGGAAAGGACGCTTAAGGTTCTTGCCTAAGTTCTGATCGTATACTGAAGATACACCCGCTGGAATAATAACCCCACGGATAGCAGCTGATGTAGCAGCTGCATTGATACCACCACGAGTTGCTTTATCATTTAAGTAACGGAAGTCAGACTTGTAGAAGTCGTAAGATCCGCGACGGAATCCAGAGAATCCTAAGTTAAGAGCCATGTTCTCGTCGTTAGAGAACACCCCGTAAGAAGTACCGCCAGCACCGTAAGAATTCATAGACGCAAGCATATCATCCATAGCTAAGCTAGTAGAGCGATTTACAAACATCATATTCTCCTCAATAGCACCTTGCTTGTCAAACTCAGCTAGGATAGCATCGAACTCAGCTAGGTCAGTAGCAGCGTTAACACCAGTTACACCAGATGTTACGTTTCCACGAGACTCGATAGCCGCGAATAAACCTTCAGTACCAGCGCCGTTTGTTCCTGCGTCAGCAGAACCACGGATTTGCTTATCAGCGAAACCGATAACTGAATTAGCCCCAGTCTTCTCAGACTCAAGCATAGCCATCTCTAGGTAATCCGCGAAACGAGAGCGAGTATCGCCCTCAGCTTTTAGGTACCATAAGTAACCGTTCTGTCCAGCTTCACCTGTAACCTCCACCCAGCCAATCGCTGATGCGTCAGATCCAGAAACTTCGTAGTAATCTTTCATAATAATTGGCTTATTAGAAAAAGACTTGAACGAAGGCTTAATAGCAGTACGTCTTTCAGCGCTGTGTGTACCAGTGAAGTCGGAGTAAGACTGTCCTTTACCGTACTCAGAACCGATAACTAATAAAGTTGCCGCTCCAACACCTGTAGCGTGATCAGCTAGAGTAGCAGCATCATAAGCCTCAAGACTTACAACAGCTGATTCTGGAGTTTCTACTACTAAACACTTTGAAACTTTTCCAGCACTTGCTAGAAGTACTAAGTCGTTTACTCTGATACCGTGATCAGAACCAGCACCACCGTTACCAAGCTCGGGAACAGCGTTTCCGTCGATATCGTTAACAACTTGGAAAGTTCCATTAGTATCACCTGCTACTACAACTGTACCTGTGTAAGATAAGTGTAGACGTGATTGCTCAGACCATACAACTTGATCAGCTGTCATTGCCTCTTCAGCCCCAACTTGAGCTAAGAATCCTGAAATTGTTCTTTGTCCGAACACTTCAGCCTCTTTCTCCATTAGGTCTGGTAAATATTGTTGTGCCCAGTCGTTTGCGCCGGACGTGAAATCTAGGTAGTTTGAAGCTAGCGTTTGTTGGACCGGAGCCGCAACGCTATTTAAACTACCACCTGCAGTAATTGCCATGTTTTCTTAATTTTTAATTTTTGTTTTTTAATTTGAATTTAAAAGAACCAGAATCATCACCTAGCACTCGAACTCTCGTACCACCTTGCATTTCCCCTTGAGCGGGTCTAGCAGTAGTATTTATGTTTTTAGCTTTAGCTACACTGTCTCTCAGTGCATCTGCTTTACCTTGTTCGTAAAAGTGATTAGCAACTGCATCTGCATTCATAGCTGTGTACAGGCTCTTATGGTAACCTTTAGCATCTGACATAGTGTTATCTTCATTCAAAAACTTTTTGACAAAGTTGTTTATGTCGCTTTGGGTTTCCTTTACTTGGCCTGCGTCCTTAACATTATATCTAAATCTTTTATCTCCAACGTTATATTCAAAACCTTTGAACTCGTTATTGAAAACCTGCTCGGTCTTCTTGTTAAATCTAGACTGCTGTTGTTGAGCTAATTTTTGCGCCTGCTCTGACTCTTTATTGTATCGGTTGAAGAAATCAATTGCTTTCTGCTGCTCACCTGTGAGCTTGCTTCCAGCTTTAATCTCTTCATAGTATTTAGACTTTTGCCCGTCTAAGTAGGTCTTGGCCTCGGCAACTTGCTCTTTGAGGGCCAATTTTTTACGTTTAATATCTTTTTCATCATCAGCGTCCTCGTCAAATGAAAACTTATCCTCTAAAAGGAAGTTTATTTCTTCTGAGTCGAGATGAGGTTTAGTTCTTTTATAGTACTCTCTTAAAGCATCTTGATTATCTAATTCATCAATATTACGATTAAGGTTTACGTAATCGTTAAGATCCCCACCAGTGTCGTCCATGAAGTCAAGTAGCTTCTGAACATTTTCTGGTATAGCTTTGCCAGTTTCTTCGTTTGCATCTAAAGCCTCCATAACCTCTTCTTCAGTTACAACTTCTTCGCCTGTTACTTCTTCAAGCGCAGGTGTTTCACTATTGGATTCTTCACCTTGCTCGACTTCAGCAATAACTTCTTCAAGATCTGTTTGATTGTTATCTACTAATGGTTGATCTAAATCTACCTTGATAACATCTGGATTATCTTTACTGTCAAATTTTTCTAAATCAAGCTTTGGAGCTTGCTCTTCTACTTCCTCTACTTGAGGCTCTTCTTGAGTAACTTCTTCAGCTACCTCTTCATTTTTTACTTCTTCCATAATATATTATATAATTAATTAATTTCCAATTTGCGGGTTAAACTTATCTAAACCCATTCCGCCTCCTAGTATATCATTACCTGAAGACTCAAACTTTTTAGGCGCTTGTTTAGTTTTTTCCACTTCAAGTTTATTATCTCCTTTCATTTGCTCAATCTCGCGTGTGCCAACTCTTTCTTGATCGCGTAGTTTTTGATTCAAATCAAATTCAAACTGCATGAGTTCTTTCTTTAATCTAACTTCTTCTTGTAGCTGTGTTAATCTACCTTGGCTACGGGCCTGTTCTAATTGAAGGTCCGCTTGGCTTTTTGCCTGATTTTTCTGCATCTCAGTTTGAGCAATGGCTTGTTGAGCCTGTGCATTCGCGTCTGCCTGGGCTTTCTGATTTTCTTGTAGGGTTTTTTGATCACGCTCTTGCTTCTTCTTACGTTTTATTTTAAGTAATTGATTAGCTAATTTTACATTACGTATATTTCTAATATCTATAGCGTCATCAAGATCTATTAATTGTTGAGCTAAAGCCGTCTGTATATTGTTTTCTAATAACTGCTTCTCCTCTACGTCTGGTTCTAACTCAATGAATATACCGAAGTCATATAGATGTAGCTCAGACATCTCTTTCAATGTGGCTACATTATGAGCACCTATAGCTTGAATAAACGCGTCTGCTGTTGGAGAATATTCTAATATATCAGATATACGTAGAGATAAAGCCTCCGCAACCTCAGCCGTCAAGAACATGGACCCAAGTAGTATGTGTCTAGTGGCTACATTTGAATTAGCTGCCGCAAGTTTTTGTACACCAACTAAAGACTTAGGATCTGGCACGCTAGCGTCTCTAGCTTCGTTAAGACCAGTTACATCTCTTATCATTTGTAGATAATAGTTGTAATTTCCTATTAAAGCTTGAAGTTTATTTCCAGCACCTTGACCATTAGATATTTGTTGGATAGGTACTTTACCAGGATTCTGATCTCCATCCGCTGTAAAACTTCTACCTATGACACTACCAGTTTGGAAGAACATATTTAAAGCCTCTTGGGGACTATAGTTTGTTCCATTGCCTAAATCTATTTCAGCAAGTCCATCAGCGTCAAGGTACACTCCATCGGGAACCATACGCGACATAACTTGCTGTAACTTTAGATGAGTTAGTTGAATCATATCAGCAAACCCAGTAATTCTGCTAACTAAAGACTCAATACGACCTTCGTACATACGTGGAGCTACGAGAGAATAGTTCATCTTAACCTTATTAAAGTCAGATTTACTACGCATCATATTTTCAGCTTTGTTCCACTTTATTAACTTATCTGTACCTAAGATGATAGCTCCTTCAAATACACACTCGACAGATCTTTGTAAACGCGTATATCCACCTTCCTTATCCTTGGGAGGATTAAAAGTATCTGGTTTTTGAATTGCCTTCTTGCCACCCGTCCCAGTTTCTTTAATTTTGTAGACGTCGTTCATATGTGTTCTATAATTAAAATATAAAACTTGAACTTTGTTTTTATCCATTTCTTGGATACGTCTTCCTCTTGATGGTCTTTTACTGGACGTGTTATATATCTCTTCTATATCAACTTCAGTTAACTGATCAAACTCTCTAGCGAGTTCATTAATAGGGATAGTTTTTACCTCGCCTATGTAGTATATATCTTCAAAATATGGCGACTCACTGTAAGAGTAAACAATATTAGCTGGGTCTACATACTCTACTGTAACGCCATCGCTCCAATTGAAGTTTGTCTTAACACAACCTATACCTAGCACGGTCAAGTCGTATAGCATCCTACGACGAATTAAATCATATCTATTACCTTCAAGTAAAACTTCTATAGCTTGTTCTTCAGCTATTTCTACAGCTTGCTTATAATTAAGCTGCATGTGTAGATCAAGTTCTTCTTTTGTTTCAGGTAGTTCTTCTTTATTATTTTCGTATAAATCAACATTAAACAGTTGAGCAGCTTGATCATTAAACATCTTTGAGTCCATGTCACGCTGTATAGATTCCATATACTCCGTTCGTTTGCTTACTCCATACTGATCTTGGCAGTAAGCGTTTATACCGAACATTCTTTCTGACATGCCATTGACTACGATATCAACAAACTTAGGTATAATAGGCACTGGCTTCCAGTCTAAGTTTAAGTAGGATAAATCACCGTTAATAGATAATTCATCTTTATACTTCTGTATTGACTGTTCGCCTCTAGCGTACAGTCTTAAGTTGTGAAACTTCTGTTGAGTAACATTATACCTATTGCTATGAGAGTCTTTAAACCACTCTTGCTCGATAGCCATAGCTACCTTAAGTCCGTACTCGGGACTCATTTTCTCTAGGTCAGGAACCGCTTGAGAAGGGAAATTTACATATACTGACTCAGCCATGCTTATTCAATTATCTGGGAATTAAACCCTTTGTTATTGTATTTTGCTATATTTAAACCCAAGGGTTGTCTTTCTACTTTTGCATTAGGTGTGTATAAATGCCTGTTGCAAGCCATGATAGCTAAACCAGAGCTTATTGAGGCATCGTGTTTGGTTCGCTTATTAATATCAAACTTAGCCCAGTCGTTTAACAATTCGTTAAAATACACCGTGCCGTAATTGCCATCGCCTAAGTGTCCAACGTGATCATTTATATACATCTCTATTGCAGCAGCGTGAGCTTGTTTAATGTCCTCACTTGAGTTTGGTATACCACCAACCTCTTTTTCAGAAGCTGATAGTTTTTTCCAGGATTTGTCTGGTCTATTCATACTATATCCTCTATAGCCTCTACGGCGTAAATAATATAGTAATCTAGGTTTATTGTTCTCTGCTAATAAAGGCATACCGTAAAATACTAATGCCATTAAAACATCCTCAAAAAACATCTCTGCGGTTTGTGGTCTTGCTATATACTCTAGGAAGAATGTGCTCGAAGGAGCATCTTCCATAGAAAATTTCGTTAATCCGTGTAATGCACCTTTCGAACCGCGACCGTCAACAGTACCACTAATGTCGTAGCTATCACAGCCAAAAGCTCCCACGTGTTCGTTGGCAGGGAATTTAATTCCATTTTTTATAATTTGTTTGTTTTGCAAGTGAGCTGGAGGTACCCAACTAACTTTAAATCTACCTGTAGGATCTGGATGGAATATAACTCTCGTGTCCTTAATGCCATTCTCCCAAGAAAAACTCCCAGTAGTAGTGTGCGCCGCGTGCCTACTACCTTCGTTGTAATCTATTTGTTCGTATATTTTAATTAGATTAAATATACTATTCTTAGTCTCATCTCTAAACGCGTGCTCTTCAGTTCTAGGAAATTGCCTGTAAAACTCGTTTAAAGCATCCTGATCATCTCTTAAACCATCTGCTTCGTTTTCCCAGTTTGTTATTACACCTATGTCTATTAGTTCACCGTCTGGTCCCAGTCGTTCTCCATCACCTGGATTATCAAACACTGGAAGTCCGTATTCATCAATAAATCCTTCATAGTTCCATTCCATTGGGACAAAGAGAGAATAAAGCCCAGACTTCGTTTGTCCATTAGCATTTCGTCTTGATACGTCAGAATCATTGTATAATTTTTTAAAGTTATCCCCACCTTTATCAAGCGCGTTGCTGGTTGA